CCAAGGTCACTATTCTTAAGAACAATTTTAGGCGGAATCTTTTCCACTCTAAGTTCATTAAGAATCTCCCTTTCATGAATCTGTGCCCTGACAAGGTAGTCAGGTTTTTCACGTGCTTCATTGAAATCACCTATATCTTTACCTTCTAGAATACATTGGGCAACACATTTTTGTGAAAACGTGCTAGTACCTCTAGGAAGACCGAGACCACCAAGCGCTCTGGGTAAAACCCAAGAACGATTGGAATGAATCAATCTATCTTTATTATGGTAAAAGAATAACTCTTGTATAATAATCTTCTGTTCATCGTCGCATCCGTGTAAGCACGAACTTAGTTGATCACAGATAGGCATCATCTTACTTCTCCACCATGAGGGACGATCTTCACCAACAACAGATCGAGTATCCGAAAGGACTCGACCTTGACCTTTAATAAGGCCAGGATTTAGAGAAAATACTTTCTTAAAAGAATAATATTTTCCATCTATTTCTCCTGTTGGTACGAAGATTTCGCTATTAATCATAGCTAGTCTCTCATGGCAGTAAGATTTTCCTACCGAGGGTGTCAACCCCGCACTACGCGCGACGCGTTCCCAAATCGCCTGAAGGCGTTGGTTACTTCTAAAAAGGCCATCATCACCATTAAATAAGGGTGTAAATATACTATCTACATCCACATATTCTAGTCTGCAATCGAAATATTCTTCCGCAGAGACCCACAAAATGGCAAAATTAATAATACAAAGGGCGGGAAAGCTACTTGGGCTTCCCATCAACTGTCCCCAAACTTGCATAACCTGAGTTTTATCAGGGTAATGCATTTGGTGACCAGACATGCTTTTCCTAAATGCATCTATTTCGAACATGCCCATCCCAGTTTTGAGGGATACATGATCGACATAGTGTGCAGAAAGTTCAGGATGAATTCCATCCGTAGCATTCTGGTAGTCGACAGCACTCAAAAATTCTTGAAAGAATTGGAGTACTTTTCCACTTTTCGTAATATAGCTTCTTAGTTCACTCAATTTAAAACCGTCCTGCCACACAACTCCATCACTGGATTGTTTAGCACAGAACCGGTTTGTAATGACTTCTTCAGTTACAGGCGCACCAATTAATTGGAACGCCAGCTCTTTCCTTAGAGCACCATGTAACTTTCTTTGAATCATTCTACAAACTTGATAGTTAAGACCAGGACCCGCCGTAATAATACGAGCTTTAAAAGGTTCCAGAACTAAATGGACTTGTCCCATCATACTTGATTCCTTGAATTGACATTCATGGATACAGGTACCGTAAACTTCGTCCATATAGAAGCTACCCCGAATTTCCGCCATACGACATTTATACTCAACAAAACCCAATAAACATGAGTCTGTCTTTATATAACGTGATGAACTAATATCACCTCCAAAGAAAATTTTATCTAGGAGACCATTAGTACCACCTCCCTTTGTTCTGCTACTTTCGTAACAGGCACTAGTAGAGGGGGCCGTCCATTTCAGAGTGCTACATAACTTAGGATGAAAAACTCTATCACATACGCCACTTACCTTAGATTTTAAATCAGGAAGAAATTCCTTTTCGAAATCTTTTCCAAGATAAGCTGCTCCTGTAATATTTGCTTTATGTTTATTCAAAGCATTTTGCTGAGAAGCAAAAGATATAGC